TCAAGAATAATTGTATTTATATTTTTAGTCTTCCCAATCTGATTCATATCCTTGGGGCGCAAATTGACCTTCTTTTCGAAGAATGCAACGGATTCCATTCTTTAGTATACTCACATATTGTTTAGGTAGATTTTATCAAATTTAGTTGGACTCCGTTGTCTTACTTTTGCTTCTACGCAAGGTCTTTACAGGTTTAACAGGAGATTCGGATGCCTCCTCTTCCTCTTCTTCGTCTGAGTCCGATTCCACCGCACTTTTTCGAACCGGTGCAGCCGTTGCCTTCGCCTTTCTCTTAAAATAGCCTGCATATCCAATGAGGCGCGCCTCTACTGGTCGAAAGAACCATCTATGCCCTTTTACTTTTAAGTGATCCATATAGCGAAATACAAGCTCTAATAGTGTGCATCCTCGCACCGAATTTTCGATGGTTCGTGTGCCTTCCTTCTTTATGACATCGCTATCCAATTCCAAGTCAGGTAGTCCCTCATCGCGCAAAATATCTCCGAGCGCAATAAGCCTCTTGTGTTTATCCGAAATATTACTCACAATACTACACGCAATGCCTCCAAGGCGGCCCTCAAACCCTCGTTTAATTTCACTATTCATTTTCAGGGTCAGCTTCCCTTCGTGCGATGCTGCAACCCCATAAAATGCCCCCGTCTTATATCCCTCCTCGTGCTCTCGAAACATTGTAGGAATACCCTTCTCCTCCTTCTTAATGAGTCGCACAATGGAATCAGAACACGCCGTCCAGCTACTTTTGCCCTTACACACATACTGAATAGAGGCATCTTCTGTATTATAGAGACGGACACTTGTGTGGGGTTCTATAACGAGTTTTGTATCACGCACCATTCGATAGGCGTTCTTGTCCTCATTGTCATTGTTTAAGAGTTGCAACTGTTCTTCCAGTGAGAACCAATTATCCCATATATATTCGAGAACTGCCTTTTCAAATGTTCTCTTGGACCCCCCCGTATTAAAGATAGCCTCGTGAAACCACTGAATTGTTTCAATAATATTATTGAATTTCTTCAGAACTTCGGGTTCGTCATTGGTCATTTGACTGATGCGGTCCGATATAATCCCTGGTATATCAGTAGAATTTGCCTCAGCCTCCCTCATAGAACTCGCCCAGTTCACAATGCCATTCCAGGTGTCTTCCAAACTGTATTCAGATGGTTCTCTTGCAGATGCAGATGCAGATGCAGAGGTCGATTCTGTCTCGTGTTTCTTAGGGGCCCCTGATTCAAAGTGGTCTCTGCGAACAGGGAAGGTTGCAGCCCGAATCGACAAGGGAATATGAAGGTCCATATAGACACTCGGCTGAAACACATAGTAGCCATTACAGAATGTGATATAGCCCTGAACACCATTATGAACTACCTGAAAGGCCTTGTTATTCACAACATTTGCAAAGAGCTCCGTGCGCGCGGCGAGCGGTACATCGCCAAAGAGCTCATACCACATCGTTTCGAAATCATAGAATACCTGGTCTGCAAAGAGCTTGCGGAACTGGTCCTTGAGCGCTGATTCGCGCCACTTTGCCGCAAACTCACTATACGTGCTATCATCGGCGGTCAATGCATTCACATCGATTTTCGGTTTGCATTCATACATACAGCTATCATTCCAATCACAGATGGCAGTGAATGGCTTGTCATTGATATCCACATCAGGACGTGTCAGTCCTTTGCTATCAATCTGTTCAACCGCGTCCTGTCCCGAAATGATAATGGCATCGTGGTTCAGATTGCAGTCAATGGCCCGAATTTTGAGGGCCCGTGTCACATTGCCGACCTGAACGGCCTTGCGAAAGGCAGAACGATAGCTGAAGAGGTCGCCCGTTTCTCGGTCTCGTTTCTCAGGAAAAATGGCAGAATACAGATAAATCGTGGCATTCCGCTTCTCTTCTTTGAGAGCCGAATGACTGCAGAAACGAATCGCACGCCCAATGACCTGTTCTGTGCGATTCAAGTGATACCAGCTGTCAAGCATATGGACCTCACGCACATAGCGCAAATCTACACCTTCCCCTGCAATCTGCGAGCCAATAATGACCTTCATTATACCTCCCTCCTCATTCCCTGTTCGTCGTTCCGTGTCAATAATGAACTTATTACTAGGGCTAAGCTGAATATTTCCCGTGAGAAGACCATAATGCGCTGGTGTAAAGGGATGACTTCTAGATTTGTGCGTCTTCTCCTTATCAGCGCATAAGGCACATTGCCGTCCTCCTTCGGCTTGAATACCATCCCCAAGAAGTCCCGTGGCTCTCCCTACAGGTGTATATCCGTTTGCCTCGAGTGCCAATGCCAAGGGTAGAGCCCCCAGATTTACGACGCGCATATAGACAAAGCAGACACCCTTTGCCGTCTGGAGCTGGTCCAGCAAAAAAGCGAATTTGGGCGAATAGGTTGCCAGTTGGTCCCGTGCTAACCATTCGGGACTGATTCGCTTTTTACTTTTGTAGACGATTTCTCCCCCCGTTTTCACATCAAAAATCTGTTTCAATGCATCGGGATTCAGCCGTTCTTGCACCGTATCAATGGTCAGTTCTTCAGGCGAGGAATCAGGGCTCGGCGGCACAAAGTTTCCCGCTTGAATAATGGCAGCGAGTTGAATGCCTGAAATACCCTGGTCGCCTTTTTCGAGCGCTCTCGTTAGCGCTAAAGAGGCCGCCAATGCATCGCCCTCCAATACCACAGGCACAATGGGCAGATAGTCCTTGAAGACAAGTTCCTCCTCAGGAATGGAGCCGCCGCGAGGATTTCGCCCAGGATAGGAAATATCTCGGAGGAGTTCCACATTTTCTGGCTCCAGACGAATCGGAAAACTCCTAGGATTTTCACCACGCATAAAGCTCACATAACGACTGGCAATATATCCAAGTCGTTCCTTTCCCTTGCTACGAATGGAGCCATCACTACGAAATATTTCCCTATCCGTGATTGTGGCCTTCTTATCGTTTATTAGCAACAGATTTAACATAAAAATAATCTCCATATAGCTGTTATACATTGGCGTGGCTGTTAAGAGAACGAGTTTAAGACCCCGTGAATAGGTAAGCACCTTCAGAAGCCAGGGTGTCATCAGTTTGCCAGCAGCCATATCCGCCTTTCCTGTATCTCCTTCCACTACATCTTCCGTGTCCTCCACACCGGTCTCGTCACGCAGATTATGGGCCTCATCAATAATCAATAGCTTTCCATCGAATTTCTTGGATATAATACGTCGTTCCTCTTGGTCTTGTTTTTCTTGGCTCATTGCTCGGTCTACACCTGATACCAAGTCTCGCACATAATTACCGAAGGAAATGTATCCAAAAGCAGCATAGCGACGAGTAATTGCTCTGCGCACACGATTTTCTATCTTTTTAATGTCTTTCTCAAATGTTGTCCCAGTCATTTCCAAATAGGAGTCGCCTGTGCATCCAATAACGGTATTCGGGTCGGAAGGACCACTACCAAGTGTGACCTTTGTTACATCAAAAATTGTGCGATAAAAGCCTTCCTTAATCGTGGGGGGTGTGACAAGAAAAATCTTATCATTTGGATACGTGTGCAACCAGGCTTCGGCAATCTGCACAGCAGCACAGGTCTTTCCCACGCCGACCCCGTGAAAGAGCAGAGCGGACATATAGGGGCTACGAGGGCTCATCAGATTCGCTGCGAATCGTTGCACAGGGGTCACCTCGAATTTGTTGACGTCTCCACACGGGTCATTCTCAGGTTTCCAGGTTGTCTGTAAACTCTCCGCAAATTCTCGCTTAGCTAAGAGCTTCTTAAGAAATTCAGGGTCTTCAATGGACGGATAGGCTCCTGTATCGTCCTCCCATTGCTTCATAAAGTTACCCGGAAATAGGCCCCGTTCTTGTAGTGCTTCTAGGATTTCATCACGTGCCTCAAAATCGGTCTCCTGTTCCCAGAGCTCTAAGAGCTCATTTTTCTCCATACCCGAGAACTTAGACATACTTCCCTATCGTTTGATATTATAATTAATCGTCGCTTTCTAGCGAAGTGGTATAAAATGATTGAGAGCTTGACTGGCTCGCTGCAGAATGAGGCGTTTCTCAGTATCACGGGCCCGTATTTTTTCGAGGGCTTGCTCCGCCGTGAACCAACCGATGTTTCCAATCTCCTGGGACATATGAGGATTGGAGGAGTCCATTGATACCGATATATTCGAGGGGCACATTGCCAGATAGTATTTATGGCAGTAATTTATGCCGTTGCTACCTTTAAAGGATTCTACGAGCGGTTCTATATTTTGAATAATGGAGAACTGGGTTTCCTTAAGACTTGTTTCCTCCTTGAATTCACGAATAGCTCCGTTGAGCTCGCTCTCATTAGGATTTCGCCTACCTTTTGGAAATCCCCACTCGGGGTCGCTCCACTTAGTTGGATGGGCTGCTAAGAGGCTTGCAATGCTTCCGAGATGCCTGTACTTGCGGAGGCTATTCTCGAAATCGGTCTTATGGGTGTCTGCTGCTGAGCCCCAGACACTGGTCCAGAGCTGTTCAAAGCTCATCGAGCGAATCTTGGCGTGTTCTGCGTGGGTCATATTCTCAAAGAGAGAATACAGATATTCGCGTTCAACGGTGGAGTATTTGCCGCGCACAAATTCAATAAAGGACAGGGAATCGCGCCGGCAAATAAGTAGAAATTGAACGAGTTGTCGCCCAGGAATGAGTTGCTGGGCAGAGGACACAAGTGTTTGCTGGAGTGCTGTATTTGCGGATGCGTCTGTGAAGCGCATTGCAATGATTCCATAGCTTGTGATGGGATATTTACAGTCCCGAAAAAAATGGCCTTCCGTGCCACAATTAGAGCAGAGCATCGGTCTATCATTATGACTGTATCGCTTGAACGACATTATCCTTAGAACTCAATGGAACTCTACCTTTAGATTATACGTGCTAAGTTATTCATATATAATTTAACCCAGAACAGTAGGGAATGCAGTTTAGTCCATCTGTTTGGGGGCCTTTTTTCTGGCATACGATACATATTGCAGCGCTTGGATATCCACCTAAACCAACCTATACGGATAAGAAGGCGGCAAAGGAGTTCTTTGAATCACTGCAATGGATGTTGCCGTGTGGTGTCTGCCGAGACCATTATGCAAAGCACATTGTGGCAAATCCCATCAGCACGTTCTTAGATAAACGTGCCGATTTGTTTCGATGGACAATAGACATCCACAATGAGGTCAATAAGTCTCTCAAGAAACCCACGTGGACAGAACAGGAGGTGCTTGCTTATTACAATCGCCTGGGAAAGCGCGACCGTTCCCCTGTGTGGACCAAGGAGGATATGAAGGAAATAGACCTGCAGAGCTTTGTGAGAGGGCTTGTATTTGGCTCCGTAGGAATCGGTGGATTAGCTGCGGCCTTGTGGACACTCAATAAGCTAAACTACATCTAAGACTTGGACTCTTCGTCCAAGTCTAGAGATTAAATGATAGATGCATTAATTTTTAGATTTGTAGGAAAAATCTTAGTATTTACAAGATGTATGGATGTTGATAAATTATTTATGATAACACGTTCTATTAGTTCCACAAAAACAAGTAGTCCAACCACTACACCGAGCATCAGTCCAAGTATATCATTCTCCATTTCCTATCCGTCATCACAGAGCAATCCAAATCTCCTGTTAATTACAACCACCACTATCGGTTCCTTTGCAGCCATATTAATGTTTGCAATAATCTTTCAGTGTGTATATTATGGCCGCCGACTAAAACCGATTCAATCGCAAACACAAACAACAATTTCAATGTCCCCTATTATACAGTCTCATCCTGCTCCACTGAATCTAGAAGGGGAGGTTATGAGTGATCCGTGTAATATTGGAGAAACGCCTGAAATTATAACAAATCCTATGCATAAAAATGTTGCCATCTAATAAGGATGCCCCCCAAGCGAATCAAAACCTATGTCCTCAACCCTGTAATGACGGATAAGGAGATAGAAGCAAAAGAAGGAACCTATTTTGATGGGAAGGGTTACACTATTATTGACCACGACGCAGATGTCTATGGTCTCATCAATGGGCAAAAGCAACTCTTAGCCAAGTTTCGCAAAGCAGTATTTCCAGAATCCACTACAGAACTCGGCTGGAACTCATTCTATAGGGCAGCTGCTGCCTCCAGGTCCAGAGGAGCGGCAGCCGGCCCCATTAAGGCCAAATCTAAATACTGGAAGACACGTAAACTTGTGGAGACCAATGGCTGGTGGGCCCGATACAGGTCTGGCAACAAGACCTCCAAGATGCGAGTCAATAATCCCGTGTTCTCCTCCGTGGTTGGCTACTTTGAAGCCACGCCCTTTATGAAACTCCCGTGCAGACTTACGACATATACGCAGAACTACTTTGATGAATACAAACAGGGTCTGCCGTTCATTGAGGCCATTGACCAGGAATTCAAGAAGCTGGTTCCCCAGGCACACAAGAAACAGTATCAACGCATCCATTCCACGCCCACCTATCAGATTAAGGACACTGCCTTTTCGTCCGTCACAATTAACCGAAATTTCAGAACAGCCCTTCACAAGGATGCAGGAGACTTCAAGGATGGCTACGGGAATCTGACAGTTCTAGAGCGCGGAAAATACCACGGTTCTGAGACACTTTTCCCCCAGTTCGGTGTGGGATTTAATCTGAGAACAGGGGATTTTATTGCGATGGATGTGCATCAGTGGCACTGTAACACGGAGATGTATGAAACGGCAGAGGACAAGGCCTTTAATAAGACTCTGGAGCCCATCAAATACTATAAGACCAAGACGGGCACGCAGGGAGCAGAACACGCCTTTACCCGCATCTCCTTTGTCTGCTATGTCCGCGAGGACTTAAAGGACTGCGACTCGGCTGCCACAAAGGCCTACTATAAACGAATAGGGTTTGAGAATGATTCTTAGCTTATTATAGTATGAAGTCAAGGAAACATAAGAAAACTAGAAGAGCTGAGACAAGGAAACAACAATTTTTATATAATCCGAGTGACCCAAATCGCTCCTTTGATGTATATATTGATAAGAATCCCGCCGACACGATTCCTATTAAATATACAACCATACAGGATGTGAAGGATACGATTGCAAAGCTCGAACGATTATATAAGGCTAAGAGGTATCCGCATAAACGAATATGGCAAGTGGGTATGATTATGAAGGTTCGCTTGGAAGTGCTAAAGAGGAAAAAACCTGAACAATATGCACTATCAAAGCGATATTTTGAGTTTTTAGGTGATAGAACACAGTTAGATAAGGAGTCACGGTATAAATCTGTGTTCGCTTTCTAATTTAGAAAAGATGTCTAAAGAGCTGGCCCCTTCTACTATAGAATGGCCGAGGAGGAGTTTTTTCAGGGAAATCTAGAGGTTCGCAAAGCATTATCAAATGCTTTGGAAACACACAAACCAGTGCTAATAGGGCGCATTTCTATTGGAGGAGAGGCATCCATCTGTGATGATTTTACGAGGAAGCAGTTTCCCCAGCTGCATATTCATCAGCTCATTAATAATGCTGGCATTCTAGTGAGGTCAGTGGATGATATTCGCGACTATGTGTTGGCATCTCTGCGGGCGTTTCAGCATTCGACACTGATTGGTATTTGGACGGATAGAAGGGATTGGTCGCCTCAAGAATTTATTGTGAAGGCGGCAAAACGTCCTACGATTGCTGCACAGGCCCTGGAACCCTTCTATTTCTTGGAACGGGGTCCAGGCAATAATTGGATGGAGCCACTGAGAGGGCAGAGTGTTCTAGTTATTAGCCCATTTGCAGATACCTTTCAGCGACAAATAGACTCAGGTAACTTTGCAAAGGCCTTTGCTCCAGGGTGGTTCGAGGGCACCACCTTTTCGTTCATCAAGCCTCCCGTGACCCTTGCAGGAAATCACGGGAATCGCACGTGGCAATTGCACTTCAAGGAATTTCAGGCGAAGCTACGACAACATATAGGGGCTATGGACAAAAAACCGGCAGCCTGTCTTGTTTCCTGTGGTGGATATGGAATGCCCGTTTGCGACTTTCTATTCACGGAAATGGGGCTGAGTGCCATCTATGTGGGGGGGGCGCTCCAGCTGTTTTTTGGTGTTCTTGGACAACGCTGGACGGAGAACTCCACCATTCAGAAATATGTGGCGGCCAATCCAGACGCGTGGACTCGTCCATCCGAGGAGGAGCGCCCCCCCAATCTTCAGCAGGTAGAGCGTGGATGCTATTGGTAGGGCCAATATATTCTTTGGATTAGACAGAGTCCAATGCAACAATACACGATGGATATGTTTGGAATGTCGAACCCCTATTCGTCAACGAGTGGTTATACGGCATCCAATTACAATATGTTTGATACAAGCGCAATGGGCTGGTCAGGTATAATAGGGTATACCCTGGCAATTATCCTTATTCTTGTTGTTATTCTCATTCTTGTAAATTATACAATTATGCCGATTTTTCAATTCGAACCTGGTGGAGATGGATATATTCGTATTCCTTATATGAATATGAGCGAAACCTATTGGCCACCTGATACGAGTCCTTATACTGTTCCAGATATTAGCCGTTGTAATGTGAATATTAGCCAAACAAAGAATGGAAATTCTATGACCTCAAATTGGTCAATGTCTCTGGACATCTGCATTATGAATCCCCTTATTACAACCACCCCTGGATTTCGATTGCTATTTAATAGGGGTGGTCAAGCCCCATCATCAGGGTCAGACACATCCATTACATCTGTAATTACAGGGTATAATTTGGCAATGGGACTTCAGCCAAATACAAATGACCTTATAGTATCTGTTATGAATGAGTATAATAATCCAGAGAATATTGTTATTAGTAATGTTCCGACGCAGACACCATTTCGTATAGGTGTTGTGGTAATGGATAGTGCATTTGAAGTCTATATAAATGGAAAATTATCTAAGACGCGCAAAATGGCGGGGGGGATTAAGACGTTCTCCCCTACAACTGCAAACCCATACCAGAATTTTAGTGGCCCGCAGGGCTCTCAACTGAATAGCTTGGCGCGGGTAGGTAATTTGATTCTCTGGACAACTACCGTGACTCCTTCCGTTATGAAGTATGCCACTCCGACTCTGATGCCCCTTGTTCCTTCGATGGATTCTCTGAATTCTGCAGCAGCATCTTCTTGTGGCACATCGGACCCTACTAACCCTGTAGGGTCCTTAATGGCTGGCCTTTCAGGATTAGATACTGCTACCGCAATAGGTCTTGAGTATTCAGGACAGGCATCAGAAAGTATAATGTCACAAAGTGCATTTAATGCACTTCGCAATAAAAATTAATATTCGTCAATATCGATAGGGACTATGGACTTATCACTCTATTACAGTGGATATGGCTCTGGTATTTCTGATATATTTGGACCTTATAGCTATCTCATTTGGCCAATGATTATTTTCCTTCTTATGCTGGCTTTACTAGCTGTAATATTATATCGTAATCAGAGTCCCGGAATTACGGACTATATGCCAGATATGGTATCATTGACTAAAACAAACTACCCTATTGGTAGTAATCAAGCGTATAATCTTCTCCTTGCGGGTCCAGGTTCAACTCTTGCAGGACTTTTTAATGTGAGCATTGGTGACCGCACAAATCAGACAGCATCTGCTACTACCACAAACTACACCACCCTATTTGGTGTATTAGGGTCTATGGAATTCCAATTGGCTCCTGCTAATTTATCTACAACGGATTCAACCTCACGACTTCTGATTTCAACACAATCAGGGGCTACAGAGACTATCTCCCTTCCTCCCTTACCGGCTCAAAAATGGGTATTTATCGCGATTCTGCGCGATGGACGACGATATGATGTGCTCTACAATGACAAGATTGTAGCAAGTCACCGACTTGATGCATACCCTAATACGGCGGTTCAGAATCAACTTCAGGTGGGTCTAAGTCCCGCTAGTTCCAGCGCTCCGAGTCGATTTCTTGGAAATGCAATTCATCTAATTGCGCTCAATTATCGTATGCATCCCAAGGATTTGGCTATTCTACGTTCTAGCTACGTGGATACGACGGGCGCTCCTCCTGTCGCCTTACCCTTTCCATTTCCCACGAGTCTTCCGAGCTTACAAACCCTTTGTATTCCCGGTGTTCCCTGTGCTCCTGTAACACAACCTCCCCCAAATCATCTACAAGCTTGGAGTAGTCCTTATGCATAATTTAAATATTGATATATGACAGAATTATGGCAGACGTTGGTCCTTCTACCACAGCGAGTAGACTTGTTCAATTAGTGCTTGTCGTCTTGGGACTTGTTGGTCTCTACTATCTGTATATCTACCTCTTTGCAGCAACGATAAGCCCTACAATCCTCTTACAAGGCAAAACGAATGCACAAGGTGCCACTGCCTTAACGGTTGGCACCTCAAGTCTACCTCCCATCTATATGGGAGGTGAATTTTCAATCAGCACGTGGATTAATGTAAATAATTGGTCCTATATGAATGGTCAAAATAAGGCAATTATTCAAATTGGCAATCCCAACACATTTGATACGATTCGTGTATATTTGGGAGGACAAGCAGCGCAATTAATGATTCGCTTTAGCACAATTGGCGCTGATACGGCATCTGGTTCCAGTGATTTCTTGGCAAATACAGGTTCAAATTCAAATGCTACGGCTTTTGCCTCCACTACTGTAAATGTTCCCCTCGAAACAATATCCGATTTGACAGGGCATAAGAATGGATGCGATGTTCTGCAGATTGATATGCAACGATGGATTCACCTCGTAATTGCGGTGAATGGAATGACGTCCGATGTTTATTTGGATGGAAAGCTGGTTCGTTCCTGTGTTCTTGATAGTTATTTCCAGGTGGATCCGGCCTATTCGGCTAAATTACTGGGCAATGGAGGATTCGGTGGTTATATTTCCAATACGCAGATTTATGGACAGGCATTGAGCCCCGACGTGGTTTATCAGCTATATATGGCAAGCCCTCAGCCCATTAACAACTTCTGGGACTATTTAACATCTTTCTTCAGCCCTTCAGCCTCTTACTAAATAGTTAACCTATTTTAATTATTAGTGATTGATTTCAATCATTAATAATTTGCCCAACTTTCTAATAGAGTGAATGGACTTTGGTACACCAATGTATGTTACAGAAGCAGTTACCGGCCTTGTCTTGGCAATACTCCTATATCTGGCACTGGGTTCCTATGAACTTCTTTCCAATTATATCAGACGATTGGAAAATAATCGTGTAGATCTGCTCCCGAACACCTATATTATGAATTCAAAATTCAAGCAGATTATTCAAAATCCCAATATTCCAGGAGCATTAACGGTCTTGCCCTCTAACAATGAGTATTCTGGTATTGAATTCAGCTACAGTTTCTTCTTGAATGTTCCTCAGCAGGCATTTAATACAGGAAGTGTTGGTCTTACACATATTTTTCATAAGGGTAGCCCAAATCAATTCCCTTTGCTCGGCCCCGGCGTGTATATGCATAATGAAACCAACACCCTACGCGTGTATATGAATACCTATGATACTTGGAATAAGTATACAGATGTTATCAATTTCCCAATTAATAAATGGTGTCACGTGGTTATTGTGTGCAGGGGAATGCATATGGAAATCTACATCAATGGAAATATTGTGAATCGTATGGGGTTCAATATCTCTCCTCCCTATCAAAACTACGGGGATGTCTATGCATTCTCGAATAGTAAGCCAAGTAAGGTCTCTAACACCCTTCCTTCTTTAGGAGGGGAGGAGTCAATGCAAGTTATGGGTGTTTGTCAGGGACAGCTCAGTCGATTAGCATATTTCAATTATGCTCTGAGCTATTCTGAAATTAATACCTTGATGAACCAGGGTCCCTCCTCTAAGATGGATCCTTCCTCGTCATCTGGTTCTGCTACTAATTATTTAGGGGATAACTGGTGGACCGCTGATTTTACCCAATAGATAGATTTATTGCATAATCGCTTTATTCTTTATGCTAAGAGCAACTTAGCATAAAGAATAATACCCTTGCAAAATTAGCAATGCCAGGGGGAGGTCTCTTTATTCTCGTAGCCTACGGAGCACAAAATGTGCTTCTAAGTGGGAATCCAGACTTTACCTACTTCTACAAGAACTACAAAAAATACACGCATTTTTCGGAGGAATCTGTGACACAGACAATGGATGGAATCCAAGAACTGTCCATTGACCAGCCTGTTCAAGTTCGTCTTAAAATTCAGCGCGTTGCAGATTTAGTCCGTGATATGTATCTCCTCGTGGACCTTCCTGATATCTACTGCAAGTGGCTCGACCTCAACAATCCGTTAGTGGGTCGATCCTCTCAGCTCAATTTCAATTGGACCCGTTATATTGGTTGCCAGCTCATTCAGCAGATAGGATTCTATATTGGTGGTCAGAAAATCCAGGAGTTTGATGGAACCTATATGATTGCCAAGGCTCAGGCCGATCTTTCGAATACAAACTTTCAGAAGTGGAGGCGACTGATAGGGGATGTTCCAGAATTATATCAGCCAGCCGCGGGCCTCTATGCAGGTGGCTCTGCAAATGCCGGCTATCCGCTTGTATATCCTGATGTATCGGGTGGAAATATCAATCGCCCCTCTATTTTGGGTAGAACACTTCAGATTCCCCTCCCTTTTTGGTTCACGGAGGCCACCTTCAATGCTCTTCCGCTCCTCTCGCTCCAGTATCAAGAATGTGAAGTCCAAATCACCTTTCAACCCATCAATCAGCTCTATCAGCTTCTTGATGCAAATGGACATACGGTGGCCCCCGGCTTCCTTCAAGTTGCCCCCCCCGCAAATGAACCTACAAATCCTTCCTATGTTCAATCAAATTCCCTCTATGATAGTATTGGAAACTTTTTAACAGATTGGACGGTTGCTCAGCCCCTCATTCCTACGTGGCCTCTTAATCCCCGCATACAGTCCACCTATATCTATTTGACCGACGAGGAGCGCCAGAAATTCGCTGCCACTCCCCTTCAATATGTGGTTCGTCAAATCACACTCTATACGTTTAATGGGCTTCTTAACAGGGAACTTGCGGAACTGCGCACACATAATCCTATTAATAGGCTCTTTATTGTGCCGAGTCGGTCAGACTCTTTAGTATATCGCAATGATGTGGGCAATTGGACCAATTGGCTAAATCCGGCTCAGCCACCCTATATTCCTCCTGCCACACCCTATCCCTACTATATTGTCACATCTGAGGCTACGGGGCGCCTCATCCAAATAGGGGGACAACAGTCAATTCTTCAAACCCTACGGCTCCTTGGAGATGGCAATGAACTTCAGGAAGAGAAGCCCATTGAGTATTATACGGAGGTGGTGCCTTGGAAGTATTTGGCGGGGCGACCGGATCCAAATCTGGTAGTCTATCCCTTTGGTCTTCATACGCCAGGAACACAGCCCGATGGTTCCCTCAATTCGAGTCGTGTTCGCCTCCTCCAGGTGGATCTTAATCCCTATCTATTACTTCCAAATACAAATTATTCCTATAATTTCAGTATCTATGTTGAAAATATAAATTGGGTGAGCGTGAGCAGCGGCCTTGGGGGACTGAAGTATGCATTATAAGAAATTAACTTTGGATAGAAGCGATAGAGTATGGATACTATAGCCCCTATGTTTGAGTCAGGTATGGAATATATAAAGCAGCTGAATCCGATGAATACAACTGTATTTAAAACAGTTACAAGTTTTTTACCAGGACAGGCAAAAGACCCGTCAAATAATGCAACACAAGCTCTGGCTGGAAATGAGACATTCGATGATGCTCCTCCTGAGTCTGACGGTTCTTTTAGTGGAAATATAATGGCCTTCGTTAATAATCCATCCTATAGTAATGCAGGGATTGTCGCAATGATGCTTTTATATTACGCACTTATATTAATTTTAGCGAGTTTTATTGCAAATGAATATATTGGTAGTCCTCCTGCAATTCGTCTCTTTGGATTCTCTTTTTTCCTGATTCTAGCATTAAATACACAAATAGTTGTTGTGCCTATCGCAATATACTATATTATATGTGGGTTATATAAGGCATACTTAAATTACAGAGATAAGCCTGCAATTCCTCATTCTCTCATTCCTGAACACTATGCGTTCCTGCCTCTTATGACATCTCGTGGCGACGCTTTTGATTTCTTGAATCCATTCGTTTATTTTACAGCAGGTCCAGATATGAATCAACCCACATATTTCTTTTATGATAAATACATAAAAGAATATAAGCTGTATCTTGAGTCCCTTGTTCCAGATATATACGAGCTCAAAAAGAGAGCTGTTTTCAAAATTCCAGAGTTAATCAGTAAATTTAATACATTTATAGATGATATTAATAAATCGTTCTATACTCCTAACGGTGTTACACAACCTATAGGTCCTAAAGGAATGGAAGAGGACCCAGAGGTCCTTAAACGAAGGAGGAAGGTAGAAGGTCAAATAACGGGCGCTATTCTACAAGAAACGGGTCCTGATATGAAGACATTTGTTACAACACTTGCACCCCCTACTAATCCTCCTACCACAAGCACTGGTCTAAAGAAAGAACCATAATAAATCTAGAATGAAACCCTTTGTATCTGTCCTAACACCTACTTATAATCGCCGCAAGTTTATAAATGCGGCGATTGCAATGTATAAGGCTCAGACCTATCCCAAGGACCGAATGGAATGGATTATCATCGATGATGGCACGGATAAGGTGGGGGACCTCTTTGCCGAGGCTGCCAAGACGATTCCCAATATCAAGTATATTTCGCTTAACGAGAAGCTGCTGATTGGCCAGAAGCGCAATATGCTAAATGACAATGCCAAGGGAGATATTATGGTTGCAATGGACGACGATGACTATTATCCTCCTGAGCGCGTAAGTCACGTAGTGACGCGCTTTGCCTCACAGCCCCATATTCAACTTGCAGGTTCTTCCGAAATGTATCTCTATTTTCGCACAGATGGCAAGATTATCAAGGCGGGCCCCTATAATCCAAATCATTGCACGAACGGCACAATGGCGTATCGCCGCTCCTATATGTTAACGCATCGCTATGATGAGAGGCAGACGCACGCAGAGGAGAAGTCGTTCTTAGATGACTACAAGAATCCGATGATTCAGCTGGACCCCTTCAAGTGCATTCTAGTTATGTGCCATTCGGATAACACCTTTGATAAGACGAATCTGCGTGATGCAAATAATCCTATGCTCAAGGACACCTCGATGACGCTAAAGACCTTTATTAAGGAAAAGGCGCTCCGTGATTTCTTTACTGGATGCTAATGGTCTAAAGAAATGAATGTCTATACGGATATGGACGATTCCTCCCTACACATTGAATGTGTATTGAAACAAGCAATTAATTATGAGGATGCATCGCATTCTGATATTAACACGGCGCATCTTAGAACAGAACTCTATCCACATCAGGTGCGGATGGTGAAGGCGATGCGTCGACATAAATCACGAATGACGAACGGATTTATTCACGAAGGTGAATATATTACTGGCAAACTAGGAATTATCGCGGACCCCCCTGGAGGCGGAAAGACTCTTTCCGTCCTCGCTTATTTAGCACTTAAAGAAGAGGGGCTCACACGATATCCCATCTTTGGAGAATTGAACACCACATCCAATCAATACTTCTCGTCCCACGAACGAATACTCACGGATGTGTCCTCCATAAATGTGGTCATTGTTCCTCAGACACACCTCTATCAGTGGCAGCAGCAGATTCAACAACATACGCGCTTGAAGGCATTTACAGTATCCAATCGCAGGATTCTTCGAAATAATTCGACCTATAGGATGATGTGTGAAAGCAATTTCATTCTGACCACCAATCGTGTCTGGCACGACCTACACACTTATACACAGCAGAATGGACTGGCCTGGAAGAATCTCTTTATCGATGAGGCCACACATATTTATTTCAATCAGAATGATGGTATTCCCACCTTTGAGTTTGTATGGCTTATAACAGCGAATTGGCTGAGCTTGCAGTTTCGTAATCAACATTTAACCACCAATCAACTATATGACATATCGAATAATCATACATTTTATTGTTCCACAGAATCGAACAGCTTTTATCGCCAACTCATTCCCTGGACGCACCCCTTTCGCTATCTTCTCGTTCTCAGAAATGATGAAAATACACTGTATCCGTATCCCGAGGTCCAGCGTTCTGAAATTGTATGCCGGCAACAATATACCCTGCTAAATATGCCACCTTCCATTCTTGGAACAAATTATGACGGCCTCAAACACGAACGAATGCCCTCGATTTTGGCGGCGCTAGGAGTGAGAACCTATACGCTGGACAGAATGAAAGAACTCTATGAACGTCCAGAACTCATTGAATCCAAGAAGGCGGATGACTGTATTATTTGCTTGGAGCCGCCCCAGAACACTGTAATGCTTCCGTGCTGTATTAGTATTTTATGCGGGGCCTGTATTTTGCGACAACTCATTATGCAAGGGCAATGTCCCTCCTGTAGGGCCCCCATTGCTCTCTCCAGTTTGCATCTGCTTCATTCGGTACAGGACGTGTCTGCGACCAGTATTATTCCAATGACGAAGCAAGATACCTGTATCCAATATATACAACAGCATTCAGATTGTAGTGATAATGCATTCTTGGTCTATACTATTTTTGAAAATACCTACTTTCAATTATATACAAAGTTTGTTGAACTTGGAATCTCATCGGACTATTTGGAATTAAATTCTCATCGAACCTCTAAGAGTATTGCTAATTTCAATAATGGAAATACAAAGGTGCTTTTTATTTCAAATATTGATTCGGTGCGCGGCTTTAATTTAAAAGCAACACATTTGATTCTTTTTTACGCAATACCCTCTTACGAACGGGAGCAGACTCTGATACATTCGATACGACGACTTGGTTCGAAGGGACTGAAACAGGTGGTGCAGTTGTCAACTGCGCTTGATTAGTTTGTAGTGATAGGCCAAGAGTCTCTTTTAATTTACCCGTTTGATAGGTGGCCCATTGGGCAACGCATCGAAAGGGCACCTTCTCCTCATTTGAAACACGATTCATCTCCTTCCAGGAATTGAACAGGGCTGACTGTTTTGTAAGAACCTGGGTATACACTAATTCATTAAAGTTCGGAATAACATCTGGCTTTGGATAGTCCTGTAGAATAATATTGGGGTATTTGAGTTTCAAGTGATAGGAAAGGGGCAATAAGTTCCAGCATTGATGGAAGAAGGCCCAGAAATCAGCACGGTCTGACCAGCGAATATATTCTAGAATGCGCTCATAGAGTTCAAAGGGGGCTTTTTGTAGGAATAGGGGGAGATTCTGGTGAAAGAGAAGGCCGGCCAGATTGGCATCCTTTGTTTCAAGGTCGAGTTCATCTGAGACAGCCCATTTCTCAAAGAGGGTAAACCAGGCAGCACGAATCGCAATATGGATGTTCTTATCCAGTTCATCCTGTTTGTTCTGTTCATATGCCTCTCGCGTCCCTTCACACATTAAGCCTTGACTGACCTTTCGAATGTCTCCCAGTCTATATAGGGACTCGGAGATAGGAACCTTGTAAAACTGGTCTAGAGTCTCCTTCTTTGGCATTGCCACATATCGCACAAGACAGTGCTTCAAGAGCTGCTGCATTACACGGCCCTCCATCACATTACAAATAAGAAAGAGAGGTGCATCATCCTTGAAGGAGCGCTTGGATTTGAGATAATCCAGGAGTTCTTGGAGGCCCCCCTTTTCTCCTTGGCTTAGGCCATCCATTTCATCCAGGAGGATGGCGCGGCCATTGGGTGTAGATGGGTGAATCAGGGCCGATATACCGGGCTCCACGAGAAGGGGTAGAATCGTCTGCCGAAAGGAACTCCCTGTTCGTGTATGGGAGGCATTGAATTCTTGAATCCAGAACTTAGCTAACTTACAGATTCGATAGACCATTGTGGTTTTTCCGATGCCTGGGGGTCCGATGAGGAGAAATGCAGGGTGAGAACGTTCTTGTAACCACTTCAGCATGGCTTCCTCAATATCAGGATGAAGACACGCTGTTTCCTGTTCTATTTGACTTGTGCGCATTCTTGAATGTAATGATTCTTGAATACTTAGGTTGTCACTTTATGTGCAGGTTCCCGCAGTTCCTTGACCGGATAACAAAGAGCCGGTGCTGCTGAGACAATTTGCTCCATCGAAGACGCCGTCCCAGGTGAGGCCGGCTGTCCTGAGACGTGTGCATAGGTCTGCTTTGGTTTCATTTGGGACTTTGGTTGGAAACCAACCGACGGAATTGTAGGCTGTAGCAGCCACGGTGGAAGAAATAGAACCTGTTGGTTGTGCAGTAGAACCAGAACCAAATGTAGGAATGCCTGATTTGTTTTGTTTAAATTTATCACCTGGAGCAATACCGATTACATCAACACAGCCGGTTGTTTTAGTGTTTGGAATATTATAGGCTACGAGGAAGTCGGGACAGCTATTTATAATGGGGGGCCAGTTTACCGTAGACTGGGGATAGGGCGAGTCTGCACCGAACCATCGGAGACCGTAGACTATGAAGACGTATAGGGAGATGGGAGCAAAGATGGCAACTGTAAGATATTGATTGCTTCGAGTTGCATAGACTATAACTATAATTTCAATGATAATTGCAACAAGAAGATAGAGTATGAATTTGAAATTAAACCCAGTAAAAATTGTGCTAGTAACCCCCCCAATTGAGTTAATGGTTGTAGTTGAACTGCTCATTCCTCTAATAAAGTATGAATAAATTAGATGGATTATTGTGAATATTAGATAGACTAATATGATACAGAAAAGTGTCTCATATTAGTATGTATCTGGTGTTTAACCGTTATGGTTGGCGTTGCCAACCATAAGAACTTAAACAACATAGCTATACTACGTTGTTTAACCGTAGCAAACAGGCTCGCTTTGCGAGCCTGTTCACTGAGGTTACACAGTCTAGCAAAGCTAGACTGTTGTTTAACCGTTCTTATTCGCTTTGCGAATAAGAATGACTTAAACACCGTAGCAGAGCTACGTTGTTTAACCGTACCTAACCAAGCCCTGTGCAATACCCAGACCTCTAGCACCCGTCTCAAAGTAGAAGTTGCCAAAGTCGGAGTCAATCAAGGTATTGGTGGAGGCGTTTCCTATAACGCCTTGGTTAGATGACTTCCAGACACCCGCCGTTGCATTAGAGGTAGTCCATCCACTGCTACCTGCCCCAGCACCGGTACCCGTATTTGTGCAATCCATCTTGAGGAGCTGAACACGACGGAAGGTGCGACCAGAACTTATAATGGTCTTACCCATATCACGAAAGAGGGTAAGAGTTCCAGAACCATCCATTACAAACTGGGAAGCAGCAATATTGGAGGTTGTGCTGAAATTACCAGCGGCAGCACCTGACACATAGGATGTAGTGGAGGCGTTTCCATCCGCAGTAAAGAGGTGAAGATTCAGACCTACAGTGGGATTAATGGGGATGAAATACTGAGAATCAGTAGGGATTTGCTTCAAAAAACGAGCAACGGATGACATTTGTTTCTGAATATGGTTGAGAAATTATTTATCAAATAAGAAAATGTTTGATAAATAATACGCCGTAGAAATATGTCCCCTGCCAAGTTTACGCGCCGGTAGGTGAGTGAGACATTGTTCAAGGAAGGACTTAAACACCGTAGCAGAGCTAGACCGTTTACCCGTAGCGAACAGGAACACTTCGTGTTCCACTTCACTGAGGTTCCACGGTCTAGCGAAGCTAGACCGTTTAACCGTAGCGAACCAAGCCCTGTGCAATACCCAGACCACGTGCACCAGTCTCGAAGTAGAACACACCAAAGTCCGAGGTTGTTCCAGCCGTCCCCGTAGGAGAGCCAGCAATACCCTCATTAGATGCCTTCCAGACGCCGGCCGTTGCATTGGAAGAAGTCCAGCCGGATCCACCACCATTGGCCGAATCCTGGGTAGCAGAATCAAGGCGCAGGAGCTGGATAGCACGGAAGGTGCGTCCAGAGCTGACAATGGTAATACCCATATCCTTGAAGAGGTTGA